GGGGGGGGTCGAGCCGCCGCGGCCAGCGGGTGAGTACCTTCGGCGTATGTGGACAACTTCCAGACGCAGAACTGGTGTAAGTCGTTGATTCGATTGGCCTTTGTGTATTTGTGCGCATTTGTCGGCTTTATACGATGTCCATTATGTTAACCACGCAAGGTGTTGCGCACAGGTTATACATGCGCAACCGCGGCAAATGCCAGTTGTCCACAGGCCGCGATGAACATCATGCCTTTTCCCTTGTGGATAAGTCATCGATGACCTCGACGTGGCGCAGCGCGTCGATGCGCAGGTCCTGCATGTTGATCGTCACTTGCGCCTGCTTTTGTAGGCCATAAGTTTTCTGATCCCACCTTTCGGCCAGCCATTGCCGAGTGCGGATGCGCTGGACGTCGCGCTGCGCGTTGTCGACGTCCATGCCGTCGGCGATCTTGATAGTCTCACAGGCCATCAAGTCAGCCGCACGCGTGCGCGCGCGTGTAATCATAGCACTGTGATCGTTCTCGTCAATCCATTCGTCGAGCGCACGCTTTGAGATGCCCAGATCAATGCAAATGTCGGCAATGGATTTGCCTGCCTCGACCATGCTGAAGATCATCTCTTCGGGTAGCTGATTGAGCATTGCGACATCCTGTCTGCGCTTTGGGTTGCCTGGCACGCTCAATACCCCCTTACAGCCGTTTTAACGCGCTGGACTACCGCCAGTACCTTTGCCTTGATTAAGGCCACCAATAGCTTAATTTGTCCCATTCTTGAACCTCTCTGCTGCTGTTGAGTTGAACTTAAACTCTGTCGGCTCATTGTCGCCGAATACCAGATCATTTTCAAAGTCATCAAATCCTGTTTCACCACCCAGCTTGGTTGAGCTGAACTTGGTGACCTGTGCTGTTGGGATCATGGCTTTGATCTTGATGACCTCTTGGACGATCTGCTCCATCATGAAGACCTCTAGCTCTTCCATGCTCCAGATGTGCTCATCTCGCAGATCTGTTCTGGATGTCTGGATCGCCAGAGCCTCGGCCTGCGTTCTGGTGACCACCATGATCTGGCCGTTGCCCATCTCCCACTCGATGCGTGGAATATCTTTCCCCGCTGGCTGGAACCTTGCCTCGGTTGCCTTGTTGTCCAACACGCCAAACGCTCTGATCATGGACGCCACCGCTGAATCGAATTTGATCTGATCCTTTGCCGCAATGAACTGGTGAACTCGACTATTCTGAATCCAGAATTTCTCTCTGACATCACTGTCTACTAAAGTAATCAGTCGGTTTTCTCCCCATTTCCTGTCACTGGCCGCCTTCACCGACTCCAGTTCCACCAACTTGGATTGCACATGAATCGTCCAAGGATCAGCACGTTCACTTGGCATCACCACCAAAGGTAGCTGATTGGGTTTTCTCGTTTTCTGTTTCGTTGCCATCTTGTTCTTTCCTTTCATTCTTTCAATCACTCTCTTACAAACCTCCGAGTCTTTAGACTCTCGGTTTGTAATTTGTAAGAGTGAACTTACAAACACTTGCAAATGTATGCGTTTGTAAGTTGTAAGCTGTTTATTTGTACAGTATCAATACTCGTCACTGGACGCATCTTTTGACTCCAACCAAGCCAATTTATCCCTGATGCCGACAAGCCCAACCTCTTGTAATCGAGTCTTCGCCCTACTCCAAGCCGTGTTGAACTTGTTCCGATCCTCTTCCGAGCACCCCATCTTTGACCACAATTCCAGCCTCCATTCCTCCAAATTGACGGCCATCCTCTGTTTGCCGTCTATATACTTTATGCCTCCTTTGGCCTTGACCACAGTCTCCAGACACAGCATCTCCAGTCGCTGGTTTTTGCCGTTCCCTGCATTCCCTGCGTTGCCCTTTGAGGCCTTCTTTGACGCCTGATTGACGGCCTCATCGCTGGCTTGGACCGCCAGGCTAACCACAGGATCAAAGCCAAGGCTTGAGCTGCTGATCTCTATCTCGACCATCTCAAACCCATGTCTGATCCCATCTTGGCCGTCCTTCTGCTTGGTGAGGCTGATGATTCCTTTGGCCTGATCCTCAAATCTAAGGATCTCAAGCTGGGTGTCTACGGCGCCAAGCAGTGAGCTGTGACCGCGCAGCCCTTTGGCTAAATCCTTCCCGCTGTGGTGCAGCACCATCAATGCGCAGGCCAAGAACTCTTGGATCTTGCCCATTGATGTGATGAATGAACCCATGGCGTCTGAGTCGTTCTCATTGCCGCCGCCAAAGGCTCTTGCCAAGGTGTCGATGATGAGTAGCTGGAACTCGATTCCCGTTGTCTCCACCAGCTGTACCACGGCCATCATCAGCGCGTTGAAGTCCTCGGCGCTTGATCTCAGGTTGAGCTGATGCCTGATGACGTAGATCGGCGCACCTTTGGGCGTGCTGTGGTGGATCTGACAAGCCTTAATCCGCGCCCCCATGCCGCCGAAGCCCTCGCCGCAGATATATAAGACTGCGCCCTGCTTCTCCACCTCGTTACCCATCCACGGCCTGCCTGTGGCTATTGCCTCTGCCATATCGAGGGCGATGAATGACTTGAATGAGCCTGGTGGGCCATAGAGAGCCGTGAATGCTTTCCTTGGCAGGATGCCGTGGATCAGCCACTCGACTGGCTCGTCTTGGATGTCGTCCCATGCCTCAATGTTCACTGTCTTTGGCGGCTTGGCTTCTTTGGCTTGGGTTTGCTTGGTGGGTGGCTCGCCAGCAAACTCATGCTCAATTTCAGCCTGTTTCTTTACATGATCTGCGTCTGATGTATAGATTTCGCTGTTTTTTGTACTTGATGGCGCATCCAGCTTCAGCGCGTTGAGTCTTTCGGGAACCGTTACATCGTCAATGCTCGTCACCTTGAACGCCGCCTTGACCAATGCCACAAGGTCATCTCTTTGCTTGCTGTACTGATGGACAAACTCGTAGGCGTCATCCGCTGTGTTCGGGAGTTGTAAATCTACAACCTTGACGTTCTTGGCGATGGGCAGGATGGCTTCCACAGCCTTCTGCGCGTACCGCCAGCCTGGCAGATCGTTGTCGGGCACGATCACCACATTGGCGCCAGCGAAGTACTCTGTGATGGCTTCGGGCCAGCTTCCGGCGCCTGTGTGCGCCGTTGTTGCTGTCACGCCAATGCTTATCAGCGCGTCCGCGGCCTTCTCCCCCTCCACCACATAGATGATCCTGCCTGCGGTCTTCGCGTCCAGCAGTTCGGGTAACTTGTAGGGGACGATGCGGGCGTCTCCAAGTGTTGGATGTCTGCGGCCATCGGGGTCCACTTTGTATAGCCTGTAGGTTTTGCCTGACTCGCCAATCTTCATGCGTTGTTTGACAAACACCGTGGTGCGGTCCTCGTCTTGATACTCCCACTCCTGATCAAACTTGATTTGCGGCAAGGGCTTGATGTTGGCCAGCGGGTCTGGTCTCTCTTCCAGCTCCGGCAGCAGTCTCATGTCCTTGATGGTGTTGAAGACGTCTTCCTGAGTGCACCCACCGTGGCAGTGGAACAAGGGTTTGCCGTCATCGTTAATGCTGATGCTGAGTGAGGGATTTTTGTCTCCATTGCCCTTGCCGTGGCCTGGCACTGGGCAACTTGCTACCCACTGGCCGTTGGCTTTCTTTGCGTTGCCGAGCTGCTTGGCTATTTGTTCTGCTTGCATTTATATGCTGCCATTTTTTTGAGGAAAAAAAAGCCGAGGCTGTCACACCTCGGCACTTGACTGATGTCAGTTAAAACATTTCGTCTTCACTGGCGGCCACAGCAGCCGCCGCAGGCGTTGGCTTCGCCACAGGTGCAACAAACGGTGCTGGAGCTGCTGCCTGTGCCACAAACTCGGCATCAGACTGGTCCATGCCGGCAGGCTTGTCAATCCACGACACCAGATTAAATGCTGGGATGCGTGTAGTGCCCTTGCCGATCTTCTCCAGCTTTGAGCCTGTGTACTCCAGCACCGGCATCTTCCCAGGGTTGGCTGCACGCTGTGCCGCGCAGGCCGTGTACATCTGCTCAAGGCCCATGTTGGGGCCGACACCGTTAGAAGACCACTCGACTGTGCCGATCTCCTTGTTATAAAACTTCACGATGAAGCCCCTCTTGAATTCGGGCGACGGCTGTGGACCTTTACGGCCGAGTTCGGCATCAGCATTCCATTCGCGCACACCGACACCCAAGAGGAGCCAGCCTGTTTGCACGGCGTCGATGTCGAAGACCACCTTCTTGAGTTGTATTTCCTCGCCAAGGTTGTTGGTCCATGCGTTTGCTTGGGGTGAAAAGCGGATGTAGTTACCAGAGCCGCCAGCAGAAGAGAGATTTAGCATTTGCGTTTGCCTTTAAAAGTTACAGGGGTTGCATTATTGACTCAAGCCGCGATCTCTCGCAAGCGTCAAGCCACTCGATACCTTGGCCGTGAGATCGTCCAAGATAACTCTTTGATCCTTTGGAAGCAGTTTCTCTGCCGCCGCTGGAGTAATTAGGTTTGTTTCAAAAATATCGACATCGGATAAACCCGCAGCAATCAATTCGGCACGCGCATTGGATTCATCAAGCCACTTACGGCTGGCGCGTTTGGGTTGCAATTGCCAGCCAGGCACGACCATGCCGTCCTTTTCCATGGCGGCCAATGCGTGTTCACGCACGGCGTCAATAAACTTTTCGACCATCGGCGCACGGTCCAAGATGTCGCTGATCTGCTGCGGTGTCAACGCCAGCATCACTTCTTTGACGTCATCTTTCTTGAGTGCTGTGATGTCTGGCTGCGCCGCCACCACGTCAAATGAAGCCTTCTGTGCAGAGCAAATCGTCTTGGCGGGACACCACTGACAGGCTGACTCTGATGGCACAAACCGTGGCGCATCACTCACAGCATCTTCAATGGCAGGCAACATGACCTGCGTCTCCCACACGCCCAGCTCGTCAGCACTCATGCGGTGGATGCGCTTGTCGCCATGGTGTGGCTGAATGATCTGGAACTCGACTTCCTTCACGCGCAGGTTGTTTGCTTTCATCGCGCCCAAGGCGTAGATCTTCATCTGCTCGCTGTCGGCATCAACATATCCACGACCAGTCTTCAGATCCGCGATCGTGAGTTTCTCTTTGGTGATGGACCAGCCAACCACGTCAGCAGTGCCTTGTAGGCTGAATTGGGGCGTGTCGTACAGCTTGAATAACTGCTCCACCTTGACGTGCCCCAGCTCGTCCTGAATCGCCCAAATGGCTTGCAGGTGCTCTAAAGCAAACTCGCAGTTCTCCTCGGTCATGGTGATGCCCTCGACCTGCTGCCCGACAAACTTCATGGGGTCGGTGTCAAGCTGAAAGCAGGTTTCGGCCAGCGCGTGAATGGCTGTGCCAATCTTGGCGGCCTCCCCACTCTCTTGATAGGGCACAAGCGTTGAGAGACGCGCAGAGGCTGGGCAGGCGATCCAGCGGGATGCAGAGGATGGCCGCAGTTTGAGTTGTTTCATTCTTGGTCTTCGTTGATGTTGTTGTTGATCAGCAGGACATAGGCGATCTTTCGCACCTCGTTGCTGGCTGCGTGCCCCAAGTCTTCTGGATCGAGGAGGCGCTTCAAGAAAACGATGTGCTGCTGGTTGAGCTTGCGTTGTCTCTCCAGCTCTGTACCGAGCCAGATGATGTGCTCACGCAGGGTTTGGCGCTCTTTGTCATCCATAGTGCTTGCCCCAATATGCGATCAGAGCCGAATCCGACCTCCCATCATCCTTGACTCGTTTGAAGTCAGCCTGGTTGTCGGGAAACAGTTCCATGGCGCGTGATCGGCTGGCATCTTTGCCGGCGCCTCGGTGCACGGCCTTCACCCAAGTGGCTGGCGCCACATAGGTCACAGGCAGTTTGAATGCGGCAAGGATGCCCTCAATCATGCCGAATGAACGGCCAAAGCTGAAGACGCTGGTGACGCCCTGACCGGCCATTGCGCTGACCTTTTCCACGAAGACGTGGCAGTCTTTGCCAGAATACAGGTACAGCAAGTCGGCCAGCTCGGTGGCAGAAACTTGCCGCTTGGCTTTGCCGTTGCGCTCCACCGTCATGGTGGGCATGTCGAATATCTTCAGGCTCTCGGGCGACATGACGGCGATTGCGCCTGAGAGGCCAGGGTCCACGCCAATGCAGTATTTGGTCATTTGACGGCATCTTCCATGGCTTGGTTGATGACCTTCAGACGCGCCGAGATGAGTGCATCTGCGGCTTGGTCCAGCTTGATGACGCTGCCGTAGAGTGGCTCTGTAATGCCATTGAGCCAGCGCGAGACTTGAGCTTGATCAATCTCTGCCACTCGGCAGACATCGCTCATCTTGTACCCAGCCGACTCGGCCTTGTACTTGATGTCGTGGATTGCTTGTTGTGAGACTTTCATGTTTAGAATGTTAACCATGTTTTGTGAAGATGGTCAAGTGTACAGTGAAAAAAGGGGGCTG